GAGACTGAGAAGCAAGAGGTAACCCTCCCAGTTGCCCCGCCCGAACCTGAGGTCAAGGATGAGCGCTCAGAGCAGGAGAAGCCATCCGAAGCCAAGGCACTTCCTAAAAAGAAGATCATCAAGAAGGTGGCTGAGCCCGGTGCCGAGCCTGTTCTGTTCTTCGGAGCCGACGAGGGCAAGGGTGAATGGCGTGCACTTTCCAATATGTATGAGGCTCCCTTTCAGATTGATTCCATCACCTTCCCAACTGTAGAGCACTACTTTCAATGGGCAAAGGCTAAGCAGTTTGGCGATGGAGCCATTGCTGATAAGATTCTGAAGACACCCTCTCCTAAGGCTGTGAAGGCGCTTGGCAAGAAGGTCAAGGACTTTGTCAAAGAGGAGTGGGACAAGACCAAGGACGGTATTATGCGCATGGCAGTCAAGGCTAAGTTCATCCAGCATCCAGATCTCAAGACGAAGCTTTTGGAGACTGGAAAGCGCCCGATCGGCGAGGCGTCTGCTCGTGACAAGTATTGGGGCATCGGAACCTCTGCAGACACATCTAAAGCAAATGATCCATCAAAGTGGCCGGGAAAGAACGTATTGGGAAAGATGCTCATGGAACTGCGGACAGAACTTACGCAGTAAAGAAATAGAATAGAATAATGAAATATCCGAACATCCTCTTGTTTCGCGACGAGGAGTACTCTTCAATTGACACGTTCCTTGCAGCGAACGAAGAGAAACTTAATTGTACGATTAATCCAACATCCAATCCAGAAGATGTTCTCAAACTTTTTGATGTGAACTATCATCTTATCGTGACCTACGGAAAGTCGGAGACAGAGTACTATGGACGAATGCGACTTTTAGTGAATCGCATGCGACTGAGATGGCTTCACTTTTCTGATAATATTAAGGACATTGATGCATTTAATCGCGGTGTCAACTTTTGCTACATTCACAACTGTTTGCTCCCTCATGAAATCACACGTCCTATCTTTTCAATATTCACCACTTGCTACAACTCCTATGATAAGTTTTATCGCCCGTATAACAGCCTAAAGGCACAGTCTCTCAGAGATTGGGAATGGGTCGTTGTGGATGACTCTCCCGATGATAAGCATTTCGAGTTCCTCCGGACGCTTGCAAAGAATGATCCTAGGATTCGTCTTTACCGGAGGGCAGAGAACAGTGGAAACATTGGAAATGTGAAGAATGAAGCTGCATCCATGTGTAGGGGTAAATATGTTCTTGAGCTCGATCACGATGATGAGATTCTAGTTGATTGCCTTTCTGATGCAGCAAAGGTATTTGATAATGATTCGGAAGTTGGATTTGTCTATATGGACACCGCTCACTTGTATGAGAATGGCAATACACACTCATATGGAGATCATTTTGGTCTCGGATATGCCGGATATTACTGTCAAAAGTATAACGGAACATGGGTGAATGTGATTTCAACGCCTAATATCAATAACTATACTCTCTCACACATTGTCGGTGTGCCAAATCACCCGCGGATATGGCGTCGTTCAACACTAAACGAAATGGGAAACTACTCAGAGTTCCTTCCTATCTGCGATGATCTTGAATTATTGCTTCGAACAGCTGTCAAGACCAAGATGGCTCGCGTTCACAAGCTTGCGTATATTCAGTATATGAACGACGGATGGAATAACTTTTCACTGATCCGGAATTCAGAGATCAACCGCCTAACCCCTCATCACATTGTTCCGCAGGCTTACAGGGAGTTCAAGATTGATGAAGTCATGCGTGAAAAGGGTGGATTTGAGGAGCCCACTGAAAAATGGTGGACCCTGCCAATGTGGAAGCGTGAGAACTTCACAAACAAGTATTGCAATGCATTGATCAATTTGAACTACAAAAAGCAGTATTGTATTCTTGGCTACAAGTGTCTGATGGAATGCATAGAGGATGTTCGCATCCTTTATGAAAACCCCCAGAATGACTTCTTGGTATTGGAGAATAGTATGTCAAAGGAGGATCTGTGTGGGATCCTGGATGGTTTGAAGTTGAGTCGGATGAAGTGCTATGCAATGTCAGACTGCACATGGGATCAGCTCTACAAGTACTTCTTTTTGGTCTACAAGAGCACCGATGCACACGAGGTCTGGAACTCTAGCGAGTCTGCCTGTAGTACTCTTGATATGACATCGTCGATGCCTGTGATTGCCCCTGCGCCAACTCAGGAACAAATCGTTGAGACAGCTTAGTTCCGATAATCTGAGTGGCTTGCTCAGGAGTGATCTCTCCCTTCTCAATCTTACGCTTCAGTGCCAGCATCTCAAAAAAGGTAGAATCAAGACGATCCTCTGCATGCATCTGAAAAAGGGAGGGATAATTAAAATAGAGGATCTTGTTATCCTCCTGAAGCTTCAGTTCATATTGGACCTTATTATTCTTCAAGTGTGCCCACTTCTCCTTAGATGTATCCATATTACGAACATGCGCCTGGAGCTGTGTGGCGGTAAGATCTTCATCATTAATTCCGCGCATACCGGCGGATACTTCGGCTTCGGTCAATTCACGAGTTGTTTGGGGCATATCTATACTCCAACCAATGGCTTTAACTTTGTCATTAATGACGCACATTCGTCGTGAGTAGTCATTCCAGTCAAGATAATTTGACCCGTGCGAAACACCTTTGCAATCCACTTGGTTTCGGGAAAGTAGATCTTCACTGCTGGATACACGGCGGGCTCATACACTGTTGTAACACCCTTTCCACGCAATGACGCATACAACGCGTCACGAGATAGATTTTTTGTATCCACTAGCTTTGTCTTATAGTTCATCAAGACCACCCTACGAACGTCAGTCCATTCTCCTGAAATCACAGCTGTAGGACAATGTTCCATGATATGTGTGCGCAACCGCGTAGTCACATCTCGGTCATAAGACTCATCAAGAACACCCGTGATATGAAACACGCCGTTCTGGAAGATTTTAACAGTAATCTCTTTGCGAAGAAATGTGCCATCGCCATCAGACATGACGACAACTGTAATTGAGTTATGTCCAAATCCAGTTGTTCGCTTAGGAGGGGTTGTCTTTGCCCTTCGCTTTATGAGGTCGCGCTTTGACGATCCCCTCTTCAGAACCCCCTGCTTTTCGATCTTGATGATTGAGTCCGTAAGTGGGAGGTCCTGAACTAACGTGTCTGTGTTGAGGCGAACTCCCATCGTGTATAATACGACCATTGTTGTGAGTGTTGGCTGATCCATTGGGTTCAACTGTGTAGACCCAATCGATTTCGTTTTTCCAAGCTTGAGACAGTGAAAATGGGAATTGAGTAATTAAAATACAGTCAAATTGTCGAATCGCTTTTCGTAAGACAACTTCTTCATGTGGAGTCAACATCCACCCATCTAAGTACCCAAACCAAAGAACACCTGTTGTTTGGTGGGCAGTGATATCCAATACAGTATCCATCCATTTATCGAGGGGAAGAATAGATAAATCAAAACATCCAGAGGGTTTGGGGACTTTGTAAGTATAGACTGTCAACATACTTACCTTTGTATAAAAGTGTTTAAGCGTTAGGATCCGCCGTGTGAGGCCAGTTAATTGTGCTCTTCAATCCTGCTGCTTGTGCCACAGTCAGACGACAGTTACAAGACCCAGCAAGCAGGGGCTTTTTACACGTCAAACAGCAATTACTGTAATATCCATTGCCATATGTCTGACGAGCTGCCTGGATCTTGGACAATTCAGCATCTGCTGCAAGCTTATCGTTGAGTTCCGGAAGCTGAGAGGATGACAGGCATGGCATTGTATTCGTAATCTGCGATGCCTTTACATTTGTTCGCAATTCACCTTGCGCCACAGCCTGACCTGCCTTGTATGCAACATACGTTGACATCGACTGAACCTTGTGACCACCTCCATGGTTGTACCCCGATGAACCGCGCGTTGAGGGTGCGTTCAGGGGCAACAAGCAGGCGGTATTTGCAACTGCGGTCTCAAGGTTTCCAGAGGCGGCAAGACGGCGGACGATTTCAGTTTGGTGTCCAGCATCGCGATGCGGACGAGTGTCCGTGATCGTAACCATTCGCTGTTTCATACGTCCAAGATATTCGCTGTAAGACGACATTTACTCTTATCCTTTAGGTAAAAAAGAAATGGAGCGGGTAAAACTTCGTATTCGAATTCCGAACATTTCTCATTGTGCTGGGAGCACTTGTGTTGAACTAACAAAGACTAAGTATTGTAGTGACTGTTTATACGCCCGGGTGTGTGAAGAGGTGTCGCCGACAACACTCTCGAGTAAGACCAAGGTCATTCATAGCCCTCCCCTCAGCAGTGACAGTAGTCGTCCTCGTAAGGTATACTAAATCATCATTCTCCGCCCGCCCATCAGCCTTGCGATATTTGGCAACAAGTCTAAGAAACTCCTTCCATTTACCTGCGAGAGGAAGATTACATGTGTAGCATCGAACAGGAATAGGGAAATCCATTGTGTCTCCTCTTATCTTGATGAACACGCTTCCGTTTTTCTTGTCTACCCGAAGAACAATGAAGTTCCCAAAGAAATGGCTCCTGGCAGCCCTTGTCATTGCTGTAATTGTTGCGTTTGCATATATCACTTTCACTCCTAATCGCCTTCAACAGAAGATTGATTCTGATGTTGCGAAGGTGAATGCTCGTTTTACACCGAGCGAGTCCATCGATCTGTCGATGGCTATGAAAATCCTGACGCACGACCCCCCTCAAATGATGAATCCTCCTCAGGAAGTTCCGCCGCTGCTCCTGTTTCCTCCATCAGCCGAGGACCTTGCGAAGTTGTCTGGTGAATAAGTAATGAGCACATTCAAAAAGTGGTTACTGATCGTGATTGTGACCATCGCGTTACTCCACACAGTTGGTGGAGGCTTTGCGGATATGTTTGGCTCTCCTTTCTTTAGCCCCGCTCATGGGTGGAATGAAGGACTGATTTATATGCTACTTGCGCTTGTAGTAGCTATTGCTGTAAAGTAATTACCACATAATCTCCATCTCCTGTACGCTCCAAAACTCAGATGTATTATTGGGAAGCTGCCGCCGAATAATGTATGGTAGCTTCCTCTGTGCAATTTCCATCTTGGCAACCGTCCATAGAAACATGGGGTCGGATGTCTTGAGTCCCTTGAGATCCACTAACGGCTTTGCACCCTCTGCAAGTTGCTGAGCACGTGTGGCAATCAGGGCTGTATATTCATACTTTGTAAAGAATGGTTGAGTAATCCGAGGCTGCTTGACCATCTCTGCAACTTCCTTCCGGAACACAGGTTTAACTTCGGGGTGGAGATCCATACTTACTCTTGTGTTGAAGTTCTTTTATCCGTTTTCTCGCATCCGCTCGTTGTTTCTTGCGAATACACAAATGCCTGTTCTCCCTGCTCAACCTTCAGATATTACCCGCCTTGCACGTGTTGCTGCAACGTATGTGACAGATCCGGAGAAAAAGTCACGGACATTCGTGGCACCCGTGAAATACGACATTGGACCGATTGCTAAGGCAGAGTTCTTTGGACGTGGAAGTGTCCTTGCTGTTCCCGCATGGAAGTCACCTGCATTTGCTGGTGGGCGTATTTTCCTCAAGTAATCACAAATGCCTACTCTATCGGCGTCCGACTATACGAACTTTATTAAGATACAGGCGGCGGCTCAGTCCTACCGCAACGGCGCGATCCCTAAGAAGATTCAGACCAGCGATCAGGTCGTCCCGACACAGTCGATCCTGAACGCCCAACTGCTCGCGAGTCAAGCCGCTGCAATTGTCACCCCGCGAAATGCTACAGTTAGTGCGGTGAATGGTGTTATACAGCGTATTCGCCCGTTCGTTGGAGTTGGATATGTCAACCAACCAAATAGTTTATCCGCTGTTTCTCAGTCTGGAACACTAAGTTCTGGTAAGTTTCAGCAAGTGGGTGGTCTCCCTCTAACCGCTGCAAAGTGGAGCGGTGTCTATGCCCCGGTCCGCCAACTCGCTCGCGTAGATACGAAGGTGACTGGTTAAAGCCCCGTCCCAAAGTGGTTCTAAGGACCACGTGCGGACTGCTTCCACGTAGCATCACACACTGCACACTGATACATCCAAACCACATTTTTGGCATCCAACTTGATGCCTACAATGTTGGAATCCTTCCCCTTTGTAGGGCATGTAATGTTGGGACACTTCATATTCGCAAACCGAGGCAGTGTCGGATCGTGCTTAAGGTACGGGTTAATTGAATACTGAATTGATGTATCCTGTAAGAGGTCGTGATCATATACAACGGGCGTGTCCCTGGTAATCTGCTCCTCGTAAGGACACTGACGGCACTTGAGAAAGGCTGACCCATCTCGCTCTTCGATGCTGTACATCATATTATCGCATTGACTACAGAACTTCATTGTGTGGTTAGGTCTCCTTGTCTATAGGGAGTTCCATTTTTTATAAGGGTGACCCGCGTTCAAAATGGAAAGTTTGCCACAAAGTAATCGTCCCTAATTATCACAGGATGCTTAAGTCAAAGCTTTCAGATTTCCTCAATGGCACGGGGAAAGACACCGATTTAGATAAGAAATCTCGTAAGTCCGAAAAGGGAAGTGGATTGGACACCCACAACGGTATGGAGGGGACCTCGGGTTCCTGGCGAATTGCAGAAGACGATATGGACGAGTTCTATCGTCTTTATTGCGACTACCTTCGCAATCATGGACAGCTTAACCTGACCGAGAAGAGCACAACGATTGGTCCGATGCGTATTGACCTGGATTTCAAGTATGCCGGTAAGCTGGATGATCATCTGCATACGCAGGATCAGGTGGTCAACTTCATGAAGGCGTTCATGACCGAGGTCAAGAAGTTTCTGATTGTTCCCGAGAACGTTGAGATCTATGTCTCCGAGAAGCCGGAGCCAACCTATTACTCTGCAGATCCAGCCAAGAACAAGCCCGACTATTCAAAGTCTGGCATTCACGTCGTGATTCCTGATCTCAAGACTAACCATTTTGTAGAAGAGGAGATTCGCAGGGTTCTGCTCAAGCGGATGCCTGAGTTCTTCCCAGGACTTCCTCTGTCTGACAAGTGGGAGAAGGTCTACGATCCCTCTCCACTTACTCACACGTCTAACTGGACCCTGCTTGGATCCAGGAAGAAGGAAGGCACGCCGTATCAGATCAAGTACATTCTGGACTGGGACCCGGAGACGAATGAGATGAGCATCGATGATAATGTGCCGACGCATGTAACACCTGATCTACTCAAGAAGCTCACGATCCGAGCGAGTCCTTCCTCTGAGACGTCCATGACTGAGGAGGCAAATAGTCGTTTCCAGAAGAAGAAGGAGCAGGAAGAGATTCGTGCATCTACGGGTGCTCAGCGTGGACGTGCAGCGGCTCGTGAGGAGGGTGAGAAGCGTGGATCCCGTGCATCCACTCCAGAGCGAAACACTTACCGTCTGCCATTGTCCGACGACATGATCTGCTATTACCGCGATCACGTAATGAACCTTGCCTCCTTCAGGTATACGAGCTATGAGGACTGGATCAACACGGGTATCTGCCTCAAGAACATCCATCCAGATTCCCTAGAGACGGTGTTCTATGACTTCAGCGCCCAGTATGAGGATTATGACCCGCGCCTGGCACAATCCAAGTGGGACAGCTTTAGTTTCCGCACGAATGGTCCGGTTCTGTCAGAGCGCAGTCTCCGCATGTGGTCTCGCATGGACAACCCAGGTGAGTTTGACAAGATTGAGCTGGAGAATGTGGAGGAGCTCGTGGAGGAAGCTACAAAGACGATGACAGAGCACGACTTCGCACGAGTGGTATTTGC